TATTCTTCTCCCTCACTTGGTTTTTCTGTATTAGTTAAACCTAATTCATTAAATAATTTTTGTATTTGATTATTATCTAATTCAGTAAATATAGTTTTAGCTAAACCTATAGCCATTACTTGTTCCTGAGCAGGTAAATCTAACATTTTATATGTAAATTTACCTTCTTTTTCAGACGAAGTTACAATATTATCTATCTGAACATACTCTCCTTCTTTACCTGATATGGGATATAATATAGAAACTATATTTTCATGTATGAAATATTTTTTATTTTTTTTAGGGATAATAGGGACTTGTTCTTTTGATTCTAAAAACTTAGCTAAATTTTGTTTAAGATCTTTTTTATCACCCTCAGGAAAAGATAAAACAACATCAATATCTCCAAAAACATCTTTTTCGGGTCTAGAACGAACTCCCGTAATATTATATGATTTATCTAAACCTAGTGGTTTTAGGATATTTTCTCTATAGTCACGAATTGTATCCTTTAGATTTTCTTTATTTATACGGGTTCCCCCAGCAGCTCCACTCATAGTAATTAAATATTATTTGGAACATAAGCACCTGCTCTTCTTAAAGCTTCCTTAAACATGTTTAAGGTTTTATCTTTATCTTCAGGTTTAAGATTATTATTTATGTAATCCATTAACTTATTATAATTATTAATTATATCTAAAGTTAATGATTGTTTAGGTTTGTATTCTTGGTTGAATACTTCTAAAGCACCTTGAGGTTTATCAGCTATAATTTCACCTGTCTCTTTACGTATAAATCCTTTACCACTTTTAAAAGTATAACCAGTAGCCGCAAACATAGCTAACATTAATTGTCCTCTATGTAATCCTTTAATATTTGGATCGTCTTCAGGTAATTCAGAATTATATCTAAATTTTAGCCAATCCATATCTCCTATATCTAAATTAATTTGAGCTCTTGAATCTAACTGTTCTCCAGATAAAGTATATTGGGGATAGGAAAAATGTAATGTTCCTCCACTTGTAGCTTTATTATTAGCAACAATACCTTTTCCAGCCTGATTTATTTTGTTTGATATAAGATCTAGTAATACTCTTAGTTGTATTTGTTCATCGGTAGCAGTACGAGCTGATTTTTTATATTTTTCATATAGAGAATTATATTCTTCTAAGCTAATACCCCATCCATCAGTATCAGCTTTTCCATTTTTAAAAAAATATTCAGATGAATATGCTATATCTACATCTCCGGATTGAGCTTTTTTACCTGTTGAACCTAACCAATTACTTGTATCATTCAATAAATTAAATGAAGATTTTTTATTAGGAAATATTTTACCTAAATCTTCAACTAATTTTTTAATAGTAGGAGCAATATTATTTAGATCTATATTTTGAGTATCAAATTCAGTATTTTTAAATACATTACCTCCCTCAGAAATTATATCTCTTAAAATTCCAACTAATGATATCATTCTGTATTTTTGTCATAAATATTCAAATCTATTTGAACTTCCATAAGATATTGTTCGGTATTAGGTTTAGGGTCAGGATGTTCTAATTTATATAAATTATGTATTGAATGAAATAAAGCAAGATTTTCATCTATACTTCTATTGGATTCAAATAATTCCCAACCTTTACCTTGAATTTTTTTATTGGTTTTATCTTCTCCTCGTTTAGATGATTTTAACCAAAGTATACCAGTTTTAATTACTTTCTCGGCAAAATCTTCATTCCAAGCTTGGGCATACGCTGCTAATTGTAATTCATAACTAGTATGTAGTGAATTTGAAGTTTTAATATCTAATATCCACATCTCTCCATTCATTTCTACTACTAAATCACAAGTACCAGCATATTTGTATTTATCTGAGAATAGATGGGTTTCAGATTCAATAAGGGTTGGTTTATAGGTAGACCAAAAATCATGGAATCTAAGTATCATTTTCCATACTTCTATAGAATAGTTAGAATGTCCATTTTCATTTATCCATGATATTTTTTCTCCCTTTAAATATCGTTCGGCCGCTTCATGAACTTGGGTTCCTTCGTCTGCTGCTTTTTTAGCGATTATATCAGCATTATGTCCTACATCTTTAAGCCATGTTTCAAAAAACTTATTTTTAGGCATATACTGTAATATACTAGTAACTGAGGGGTAGTATTCACCATTTCGTTGGTAGTATCTATTATCTAGTATATTTACTCGTTTTGATTCTTGATCTATATTTAATATTCTAGTAACACTTTTTTTGTGGATATTATCGCCTTTATTCATGCTTTTAGTTTTAAAAAGCATATAATTTTTTCTCGAATAAATCGGAAAATGTTAAATTATATGTCTTTTGGATTAATTTTGTAAATTGCTCAAATCCAAGTTCACTTGGATCTTTATCTTCCATCTCAACAAGATAGATTTCTTTACCTTCATTTAATAATTGCTCACAAAAATTTAATGCTTGGCCTATAGCATCCCTATCTAAAGCAATATATATTTTTTTAACGGATGAGGTTACTATTTTTTTCATTATATTAGGTTGTATAGTTTTACCTAATAATGGAATTGCATTTCGTTTAATAGCTACCGCATCTAAAGGTCCCTCGCATAATATCAATGGTAAATTCCAATTAATAAATAATTCAAATGGAATTATATCCCTAGAAACTTGAGGATTTTTATATTTAATGGGATTTTCTGGTTCAAATGTTCTTCCAGTAAAATAATTTAAGGTTCCATTTTTGTCATAAGATGGAATAATTATTCTATTTTTATAAGGACCAGTTTCACAATAACCTATATTGTATTTAACAATATCGTATTCTGTGATTCCTCTTTTTTTCAAATATACTAAAACATGTTTTTTAATAATACTATTATTAGCTATATCTAATAAAGATTGATATTCTTTAGGTAAAGATACTTTTTGATGTTGAATAACATCAGTTTTTTCTTTAGAAGTACTATTTACTAATAATTTTAATTCTTCAAATTTTTCTTTAGGAGCATTAATTTTTTTAAATAAAGTAATTAACGACTTACCTTTAAATCCACAAACCCAACATCCATAGTTTTGAAAATTAGTAGATGAAGAATCTAGGTTGACTTCTAATTTTAATTTATGGTGCTTACAACTAGGACAATGAAATGAATAATTACCTCTAGCGGTGGATTTACCACTACCTAAAACAGATTGTATAGTATTTAATAATATAGTATCTACCATTGTAGATAAGATAATAACAATATGTTAAAAAACCAAATTATTTAAAATCTTTACTAAAAAATTTTCCAAGTACGTTGTCGTTAAAATATTCAAGGGGATGCTCTAATACACCATATTTAAACAAATATTTACATTCGTAATATGTAAGTAATTTTTTACTGGGGACTACATGGAGTATTTCACGTGTAAATTCTTCATGTTTTTTATCTTTTAATATTTCAAGAATAGGTTTAGCAGAACCATAATATGTTTTCCAATCCGATTCTTTTTGTACAACTTTAGTTGTAGCTTTTCTACCGGGACCTGTTTGTTCTGCTAATTCAGCTTTAGTAAGCTTTTTTTTAACATTATGAAATAATGCTTTTTTACCTATATATGAGATTCCTGTAGGAGTATGGGTTGTCATATAAATAAAACCATACGTATTTTTAGGAAAATCTTCTATTTTTTCTATAACTTTATTTTCGTATAACCACATTATTATTTTATTATTATAATATATTTTATTTTTTCTTCTTGTATATATTCTTTAGCTAAATTAAAATAATCTAAACAAATAGGGCTGGGGCGTTTATTACTTTTGGAAATGTTATCAATCCACCAAATAGGTATCAGATTGTTTAAATTATTTACTATATTAAATGGTGTATTATTTTTAAACCAAGAAATGGGAATTTTATGGTCAATATTCCATTTGTTTTCTCCTATTCCTATATTGTGCCAATTCATTTTTTCTTCAAATAAATTTTCAATATAGTCTTTAAAATTATTAGCCGAATATCCTAATTCTTGGTATGTAGATTTATTTTTTTTAGTTCCTAAAGATTCTTTAATATTTTTTATTTGATTTCTTATTATAAATAAATAAGGATTTTTATTATATTGATTTTTTCTGTAATTTCTGTAATATTTCTTTTTTTCTTCTAATTTATTAGGATCTAATTTAATTTTTTCTTGATATTTTTTTGATCTTAACAAAAAATATTCAGGGTTATCTATGTATTTTTCCTTTGCTTTTTTAGATCTTTGTTCCTTATTTAATAAATAATTTTCTTTATTTTGATTGTTTATTTTTTCTTTATTCTCCTGGTAATATGTTTTTAGATATTCTTTAATTTTTTCGGGTTTTTTATTTTGGTTTATCGAGGATCTATTAATGAAACATTTTTTACATCTACTTTGATATCCATTATCTTTATATTTTCCTCCTTTCTTGTAAAAATTATC